GCTAAACCTAGCCGCTGGTGTCCATCTGCTATAAACAAACGACCATCAGCATATTCATACACTGTAATCATACCAGCTTTTATTGGATCAAATTGTGTTACACCTTCTAACCTATCGGTAACACCGTATATGTCACCACCCTCTTTAAACTGAAATGTTTTAGCATCAACGTTTATATCACGCGGATTAAATTCATCTACAACGCCGCCAAGATTAGTAGCTTGATTAATGTTATCTGGTATTACAACTTGCGCTTCCGTATTGTCTGACAGTCTTGGCATTTCTCCATCGTTAATTGCTACCGTTGCTTCTGTAAGCCGAGCTTGATGTTCCGCTTGACCTATAGAATTATTTTGCAACGGATTGCTTTCTACTGTTGAAGATGCAACCTCTTCTAAAATTTCAGCTGTTTCTTGAAGATCGGTTTTCCTTGTGCCTGTTAGTAGACGCGCACCTTTTTTTGCTTGCTCATATGTCAAGCCGATAGTCTTGCCACCGATCTTTATACCAATAGGAAAAGCACCACCAATAATTGCTGCGCTACCTACATTAGTAACAAAATCTTTCCATGAATATTCTAACCCTAAACTTTCATACCACTCGGCAACTCCGGGTTGTTGTATGGCTTCTACACCAGCATTTGATATTGCTTCACCAAACACAATAGCGCTAAAAGTATTTCTTAGACGCAACGCCGGAACAAGCATACTAAGTTGATTTATTGGATCTTCAGCGCCAGCTGCTAAACCACCTAAAAACCTAGCCGTTGTATTACCTATCCCCGGAGATCTGTCAGTAATCTCTGCTAATTCACGTTGCTCTGCAAAGTATTCATCTTTTGCTTGTTGCCGCCAAGTGTTATCTCTTTCTTTGTCTAATACTGTATTTACTACATTTTCTGGCAGCACATCTTGATTGTCACGCACATAGCTTTCTACTTTTTCTACATAGTGATCGTAATGGAACTGCTTGTTTATAAGTGGGTAGCCCCTACCTATTTCGAAAATATTTGGTCGTAAATACGAACCGGGATTGTTAAATGAAACGCCAGTAATATCTTTAATTTCGTCAACTACAGGCTCCCACGCTTCTTTAATGTAGCGCTCGGCAGACGTTCCACTTTGCATTAGACCAGCATCAAAAGCTTGCGAAAGGTTTTCTACAAACGAACCTAACGGTTTATCTGCTCTAGGCGCAGACGCAAACGCTAACTTGTTTACTTCATTTGGTAGATAGCTAGCCATTAATTACTTTGCCTTTTTCTAACTTCTTGATTTATTAAAAATGCAACTTCTGTTTTTACATCTTGGTTTACTGTAAGATTGTTTTGTTTAGCCCAATCTTCAAAAATTTCATAACCGTCAAACATTTCTGTGTGTAAACCTAATAAAACATTTATATCAGGAAAATCATTTATTAATTCTTCAACAATTTGTACAACGTATCTATCAAACATAAGATCGTAATCATCGGCTTCTTTACCAGTTTGATTTATAAATTCATCGTCACTTACAAGAAAACTTCCATCTAATTTTTCTTTAGATTTTGTTTTTTGATTAGCTTCTATTTTTTTAATAATTGTTTTTTCGTTAGACGAAACGGCTGCATTAGAGGCAGCGCTATCAAAACCTGATTGTGGCAAAGCACTTTCTAATGGACCTTCAAAGTTAGGATCTTGATCTTGTCCTTTACGTTGCAATCTTTTTTGCACAACAGTTCTTGTAACATCATTACCTATTGCACCGCTGCTATCACCTTCTACTTTTAGCCCACGCCTAGTTCTACCTTCCGCGTCTGTAACGATTTTGCTTTCTACTTCTGGCGGTTGTCTCCTAGAAGCTGTAACAAGTTCTTCCATAGTAAAAGCTAGATCCTCACCGTTACTATCAGTAATAAATCCAAAACCAGTTGATCCATATTCGCCACGCTGAACACCGTAAACAATCTTTCCATTCTCACGACCTCTTGTATATAAAGAATATTGTTCGCCACTTTGAATTGCCTCGAATAATTCTTTGTCAACGAGTGTCGTGCTAGCAATACTGCTAAAGTTTTCTCTAGTAATATTTTCTAATGCTGTTTCTATTTCTTCAGCTGTTCTGTTTGGCGGTAGAATTGTGCGAACACCTTTGACTATTTGCACACCGCCGCCCCCAGTTTGCGGATTGAAACCTGTTGCAATTTTTACAGCTTCTTGCCACAAACCTTCGTCATACGTTTTGTCAACTCTACGTGATAAAACCTCGGCGTAATACGCTAATCCAACATCTTTAATATTCTTTTTTAAATTTGCATTTAATTCACCCGGCAACAATTCATACGCTGCACCTATAATTTCAAACATTGCACTTTCTGCTAACGCCATATCACCGCCTTGTATCGGCACACCGTTTGCGTTTATCTCTTCTACACCTTTAAATATTACTTCTGCTTGTGGCATAAGCCCATCTTGCATAAGACCAGCAACGTGCATTGTAACAGGTGCTTGACCAGACAGTTGTTCTAACACCGACCCGGCGTGTCTACCAAACATTTGTTGAACTGTAGTGATAGCTTGCATTTTTTCTACAGCTGTTCCTGTATTGAAACTCGGCGCATACTTAGCAACATCTTCTGGCGTAAGAAACTTTATAGCTCCGTCAAGTTCATAATGACCATGTATTGCAATCGCATCATTTATTCTTTTAGAAATCCCGGTGTTATCAATACCACCTGTAAAGTTTGAACTTTGTATTGCCTGTTGTGATAAATCTATTGGAGTTATATCTACCGACCCTACCGTAGACGCATATCCTATAGGATCAGATTTAAGCTGTTTTTCCATATCAGCTTTAAAACCGCGCAAAAACTCTAAACCTAAGCTTGCCTGACCTTCTGTAACACCCGGACCTTCTAAGCTTATTATTAAATCGTTAATACCTTTTGTGTTACTGACACCTTTAACAGCTTGCGAAAGATTGTTTAAAAAACGTAAATCAGCAAGACCTTCAGTATATAAAGCTTGATCTTCTGCTTCTACAAAAGGCATAGTCAGTTGCCCTTGCGCTTCTAACGTTTCAATATAGCCATCAGGTAAAGCTAATCCTTTTTGCAACATCGAAACGCCATCAGTAATTCCTTTTGTCGTTTCTTTAAATATTTGCTGATTAACTCTTTCAAGCTTTTGTTGTTCCGCTGATGGAGCATCAAAAAACTCTGCACCAGCGCCAAGACTTTGCAAAAGTTTTGCCGCGTCATTCATCGGCAACATTTCCAGTAAACCGATCTGCATACGCCCGGCTCCACTGTTAGCTAACACAGTTTCCCTACCAGCTGCCCTTTCGGGTTCTGGTCTACTTTGCAGTTGTTGAAGCTCTTTTAGAGTAAGTCGTAACTCTTCTAAATCTTGTACAGGCGTACCGCTACTATTTAATGCTGCACGTATATTGCCAAGAATACCATTGTACAAAGCATTGTACTCTTGTTTTTTTAATGCACCGGGATTGCCTAATCCTAACTGTGCAAGCCTAACAGAGTTAATGCCAAAGTTATTTGCGTGAAGTTTTGCTTCGTTGAGTTCTTTAGAATTTGCAATGTTTTGCGAAAACTGCGTTGCTGCATCGGCTCTTGTTTTTTGCGTAGCTGCATCAAGTTTTGTATCTATAACACCGCGCAAGCTATACCGATAGGTTAGCTCCATTTGATTAAAACGGTCAGTTAAAACTTGTTGACTGCGCGGATCTGTAACACCGTCAAGCAAACTTTCTCTTGCTGTTTTAGTAGCTAACGCCCACTGGCCTTCCTCTGGATTGCCACCTTCGTTAAAAACTAAACCAAGTTCACTTGGATCAACTCTAGACAATCTGCGCGCATCTTCGCGTAAGGCTGTTTCACCAGCAAGTAACTTTTGGTTTATCTGCGCTTCTCTTGCCGCTTTATATCGTGTAGCAGCAAACTCACCAATCTCTTTAGTAGCAGTTGTAAACACACTTGCTTTAGCTTGTGCCTCTCTAATAAACGGCGCTGCACTTGCTCTTGCTCTAAAACTACGCCCCGGCGCTTCGCCTGTAGGTGTGCTTCTAGCACGATAGATAGGTATACGCATTAATATTTACCCTTTATTAAGCAACTGAAAAATAGCCAGTATCGAAACCAATACGCGCAGCGGAACCAAAACCAGCTATCAAGCTTGCCGTACCTTGCGATCTAAGCGCCGCCGCAGACGCGCCAGCTTCCATACGCGATAACTGCGCTGTCAATCGTGCATCTTCTTGGGCATCGTTTATTTGCATATTAGTTACGTAGTTATTAAACTTATCTACAGCGATTTCAAAATCACTTTCTCGACCATTTCTACGCAAAACTTCCATAGGTGTGCCAACCGCAATATCAACACCAGCATAAGCAAACCCAGCTACAGCTTCACCTTGCGCTTCACGAAACGCCATACGTTTACGCTTGTTAGAAATAAGCAGATTGTTATTAATGATAGTACGCTGATTTTCTAATAAATTTACGTCACGCTCAATAATTTGTGCGTTAAATTCACCGACACGCCGCGCAGCTTCTGCCGCTTTGTTAGCAGCGTTTTTTTCTGCTATACCGCCAGCAACTTGCGTACTCATCATTAAAAGTGGCAGTGCATCCATTTCGCGTACCTTTCGTAATCTAAACCATCTGGTCCATANTTGTGCATTANACCTTCGCTTNTAAAACCTAAAAACTTTGCAAGCTTATGTGCATTTGTAAAATCTGANCTNACAACAGCTTGTACTCTTGTCAGTTTCAGTCTNGTTATTGCGGCATCTAACTCACGTTTGACTAAACGTATTGTTTGTATCCGCTTACCTTGCATTTCTCGCGTAGGCAAAAACCATGCTTCTGCTACNCCTTCCCATACAGGCGCTAGACCTGTTACGGCGTAAACTTTGCCATTGTCTATAAGTGCCAAGCCTCTGCCCGGCTGCAAATAAACAGGCATGGCAGAAAGAACTAAACCTAACTGCGAATTGTTTTGCAACGGAACACGATCCGCTACATCTAGAACGTGAACTTTACTAAGTGGTCTTGCTATCATTTATCAAAAGTATTCATCCTCGGATACAGTGCTAATACTGTCAAAGGTAGTGGCTGTGTTTGTTGTAAGTATATTCTATCATCATCATCAAAGCCACCCGGAAACTCAACATCTTTATCGCCGGAGAAAAGAGGAACCGCTGTATCCATATCCATAGAACTGTCGCGGAAAAAGATCCGATCCGTTTCCGAACTATCGTTGCCTACTTCTACGCCCACTGTTTCAAATAATCGTACTGTAATACCGTGTATTCTTTTCGGTTTACCCTGACTTGTTCCGTCAGAAGATCCACTTTCAATCCGCAACGTTTGCATATTTGATGTATACCCATACCCAATAGCAGCGGTAGTTGCAGAGAAATCCAGTGCTATAGACGCGCTTGATACTGCTTTATTTGCATGACTTGCGCCGTTAGCAAGCACAGAAACCGTTTCACCTTCTANATGATACAGCGTACTAAAACTGCTTACCGCACTGCCCGAATANGAAAGACCGCTATCTACAAAAAATGCAGACGTTGTATTACTACCAAAATCAAAATTCTTCATACGCTCTACATATCGCCGGGTTACACTATTGATAGTGCGTTTGACAATCATGTATAGCTCGTCATTGCCTGTGTCCGTAGGTAATGTTGCAATGCTTTCGACTACTGCCGAACCGCCGCTAAACGTGCCACCTATAGTATGTTTGTGCCACGCAACAACTTCCTCTTCACGCCGATACGTTAAACCTACTAACGCACCATCTGCACGTATAGCCCATACTATGTTTTCTGGCTCTTGTTGGTATGCAAAACTTTCTAAGCCACCTTCAGTAATATGTTCTGCTAAGACTGTTAGATCTGGCGCTTGATACCCGGCAGTGTTTACTTCACCAATGTACTTAAACTCTCGCACTTTTCTATTGCCGCGTTGCAGAAACAACGTAACATCTGCAACCTGTACAGGCTCTGTATTAGCCGATCCGTAGTTAGAATACTTACGAATTTGCGTTGTAGTCGGCGTAATAGGACCATTGTTTGTGGTTGTCAGCACGTATTCGCCGCCAGANGTACCTATAGTTAACACTCGCGTTGCTGATAAATACCTTATATTGTTTACTTGGTTTGATGCAATCGTGTAAATAAGTGCATCATCAGCGTTTGTTCCTGTCGTAAAGTTAAGATAATCTGCACTTTTACTAAACCAAAGTGTTTGAGGATTGTTGTTTGTTGCTGCAAAAACTAACCTTTGCTCAAAAAACGTAACAACACTTGGGTAATTATCAGTACCTGACAATGATGGGTTAGGCGATCCTGTAATTGTTGCTGTGGCAAATGTCCAAGCGTTGTGGTTTGTACGCGATAAAGTACGAATTGCATAGCTTGGATGTACAAAATACATAATATCTGCACTTTGCGCGAAACGTAAATCAAATATATCAGCCGCTGCGTATGGCGTTGCTACTTCAAATATTTCATCTACTGCACCGCCAGAGGTATATGTTGTAAAGTTTGTTGTGTTAATGTTGTTGCCAAACAAATCTTGCAACGTAAATGTATTTGTTGTGACGTTAGCTACTTTGTAGTTACGACCATTAAGTTCTGTCATGCCACCAACATTATCTAAAAATATTTCATCACCATTGCTATAACCATGAGAAGATATTGTTACTACGCCGGGGTTTGCTTTTGTTACAGCTGTAATGTTTTGTGCCGATCCTTTTAAAACTTGAGAACCGTTGCGATACACACGCATAACTTGATCCCCAAACACAAGTATGTATGTATCTGTTGTTTTAAATTGAAATGGTATAAGCCTACTCTTTACACTGCTATCTTTTACAGTACCAAGATACTGCGTACCCGGTCTACGTGTAACGCCGCCGTGTGGTTGCACCACCATGTTAGTTAAATCTGATAAGCCAGCCTTGTACTTCTCTAGCGTAATACGCCCTTCTAAGCGTGGCGATATTTCACCAGCTGTAAATGTACTTAATGAGGGTGCGGATCTCGCCATTACAATCTTGCCTCAATAAAATCATTAGCTTCGATACGCTCTGGCGCACCTTCTGTTGCGTCTTGAAACGTACTCTCTTTAAGTTTTCTATCGTAATCAGCTGCCGCTAACTGCCGTACCGTAGTAGATCCTGTGATTGCATACGATATTTCATACGCTAATCTAGCCGCTAACGTTTCTATTAGCCCAGCATCGTACTGTTGTGGGTCTGTAATCCGCGCAACATACTTAATTTTTGCAGTACCTTCGTCCGTTAATAGCTTGCGACCCTCAATAATAAACGCCGGAGTATCACTATTACTTCGCATATTATCAAACGGAAACGTTAATGTGCCGTTGCTAAACTCTAAAACGCGCAAACAAAATGGATCTGTTGGTAACGCATACTGCTTACCGTAGCCATATGTAGGCGCTGTGCTTTCTTGTGCTAGCTCTGCCCTACGAATTAAACAATTCCACGGATGCGATCTAAACACACTATCCCTTACCGCTTCGTATCGCTGGTTAACAATGCGCGCTGGTTTGCTGTTTTCATCTAGCGCAGTAATATTAGATGCACCTAAACTGTTTAGCGCATAGTTAGCAATATCAACGGTACT